TTATTTCCTTCTTCATAATTTGATCCTGTTCAATAATCTCTTGATCAGTTTGACGAAGAATTTTTCTACGAAGATAATCTTGGGAGAAATATTTGCCAACATATGGTTCCGCAACCTGAATCATATTCAATCTTTCATTTAGAAGTTCGGCATCCTTAAGTTCGGAGAAGTGATTATCATACAAGAAGTCAAATTGAATATGCTCATCCATTACTGCCCAATCTTCTGGAGTAATGATGTTCTTGAGAATTAATTGAGTTCTCAACATATCACTAAACATTGCCGAGAATCTCTTTCTCAAACGAGCAACAAATTTAGTGAACTTAACTTCATCACGTAGAATTTCTGATGAACGTCCAAGATTGAATCCACCTTCACCATCCATTCTTGATGGAGGAACATTCAATGAACGATATAGTTTCTTTTTGAAATATTCAATGTCAGTGATTTCTCCAAGATTTTGTCCACCAGGAAGAGTTGTGATTTCTGTTCCTCTACCACCTTCTCTACGAGGTAACCAGAAGTCCTCAAGCATAGACATAAATTTCTTATCATCACGAATTTCTCCGGTTGCAGAATCATATACTTGCTTGTTACGATATCTCATCATAACATCACGAAGATATTGCTCTGCCTTTACCTTTGGAAGATTACCAACATCAATGTAGAAAATTCTTCTTTCTGGAGCACGGGAGAGACGGTAGATTACCAAAGAATCTTCAATCATTCTCAATTGATTGAGTGACTTGATTGCTTTGTGGAGATATGAAAGTGTTGATCCCTTATTTCTATCCACCAGCCCTGAAGTACAATATGTGATGGAATCTTTTGACATTTTGATTCCGGCATTTGAACCACTCAATGTCCCGGGAGCTGGAGTTCCTGTTGGATAAGACATTTTTGGATTATAGATAAAATATTCTTCAATTTCTGGAAACTCAAAATCCATAGGATTATCTACAATTTTACTAGAAATCCTATACTTATCACTTTCTTTTTTCTTTGCTTGACGTACATAACGCATTTTCATTGCGTCAATATATCGCAATTCTTGAATTCCTGCTTCTGGATTTTTTAAATCAATTACTTTGTGATAATAAAGTCTTCCATCAATATACCAATTTCTATAAATTTCGTGAGACTTCTTATCAAAATCTAAAAGTTCTAAAATGTATTTAAATTCTTCTCTAATTTTTTTCTTAATACCATCACTTGCATTTAGATTTGAAAGTTCAATTTGTACTGGTGAATCATTTGCATCCGATACAATTGCTTCATTTACAATATCCTCAATCGCACTATCACACTCTGGATGAAGTGCCATTTCACGATATCTTTTAATTAAATCAAATTCAGTTCTATATACCCCTTCAATATCAACATAGGAACCAAAAAAACCACTAGTCAAATAAAAGTCAGACCCGTCCTCTTTATTTGGTGGAACGGGGCTGACTATAGTTGGGGATAATGTATCATTGTCTTCAATAGAGAATCCAAACAATTTTGCCATAATTAATTTTCAAACTTTGGACTATTTATCAGATAATTACAGAGGCAGTTTTATCAGTTGCGGTTCCGGTTGATGATTCTGATCCAGCAATCCAATATTGAACCTGGAATTCTACAGTATATTCTTCAATTGTATCTGCAGAATCATATGAAAGATCAATTGTAGAAACACTCGTTGGAAAAATACCATCAAAATAATATGTTCTCAATGCTTGAGTATTAGTTTTACCCGCACTACCATCACCTGCCCCACTGTTAGAGGAGGAATTTATGGTTCCAGCTCCTCTTCCAAGTTGATGTACAACAGCATTTCCCATATAAGAAGTAGGTTGAGTTGCCCCAGAGGCATCACTCAACTTACTTATTCCATTCATCCAGTTCTCAAAAGAAGTTCTAAGTTTGAAGTCTTCATCATTAATAACAGTTACTGTCCAAACATCAAATGTTCTGTCGCCAGCAACTTTTAGAGTTCTGCCTCTAAAAGGAATTTCAATTGGAGAAATTGTTGATGCAGGTAAAGAAGCTGCTTTACAAAGAAATTGAAATTTTTCATTACTCCAAGTGCTATCAAATTTGAAGTCTCCAAGATTGACTTCAAATAGATTGGGGCGAGCCCCTCCTCCGCTTAAAGCAGTTTTAAATTGAGTGATTGTCTTTAAAGTGCCAGCCATTTTTGAGTCCTCTTTATGTAATTAATTATAAAAAATCAAACTCTACCTGTTACTTCTTCAAAACTGATTCCAGTTCTGGTAGCAACAAAGGTTAATGCTACATAATTAATTGATTTTGTTGGTTTTAAGAAAATATCCGCTCTAAATTCATTATTATCAATTACATCAGGAGTATTATTTGATTCATCACAAATTACTCTGAAGTCAAATACCCCTCTCTTCGCCTGTACATCGCGTAGATATGGTTCAACAACATTGACAAAGTTTGATCTTGTAATTTGATCGTTAAATTGAAACAGTTGAGACTGAGATATCTTTTCAAGTGCTGTTTCAACAGTTAAAAACAATCTTCTAACATTGATTCTGTCAAATACTGAAGCATATCCAATTCCAGTTTTATCTCCAAATAAAATAACTCCTATTCCTGGTTGATTGACAATAGAATTTACTCTTGCAGCATAAAGAGCATCTTTTTGCGTTTTATTTGGATTATATGAAAGTTTGATTGCATTATTTAAAGTTCCTCTTTGCTGTCCCGCAGGGGAATACCAAGGAAACTGTTGAATATCAGTTCTTACCATCAATCCAGCAATATCTCCATTACATGGAATATATCTAAACAAATTATTGAATTTATCATAAGTGTACTTATAACCACTATCAAATACGGCATATGAAGAACTAGTCAATGCACTAAAGAATCTAATAATATTTGAAGTTTGAGTATCTGTTCCTGGAACATCAACTACATTTGCTCTATGCGGAGAAACTACCACCATACAATCTTTTCTAACTTCTGCAATAGAAATTAATTTATTTGCCTTTGCTTGAGATTCAGATTCAATTGATAATCCAGGTCCATTAATCAAGAAATTGACTGCAATTTCATCTTTATTTGCAAATAAATCATATGCTTTGGAGATATCACCAAGAGTTGGAGTCATCCCACCAGAAGATGAATAGTTAGTTCCTCCAGTTAATGTATAAGTTACATTTCCAATTGCACTAAAGACTGTTCCTTGAGCATTTTGTCCCCACAACCCTTGAGCAGTTGTGTATGGTGTAAATGAAGTTGAGAATCCAGTTGCTCTTGGATTGGCATTCCAATAAGAATCTGCTGCACTTGATGGATTGCTTCCGGCGTAAATATATCTTGAAAAATTTGCAAGATAATTTTTATACCAGATTTTTTGTGGTGAATTTACTGAAGAAACTGAATCTGCTGCTTTTGAAATGCTAAGATGTTTTTCAAGAATATTTCCCTGAATACCTGTTACTGTTCCGGTATCATCAACCAGTGCAATGTGCATTGCATCATTTTTTCCAATTCTATCAGCACTATATGTATTGGTTGTTGGTCTATCTGCAATTTGTTTCCAATAAATTGTCGAGTTGGTAAGTCCAAGTGTTTGTGAATTGTACCAATCAGTTACACTAGTTGCAGTACCAGTTCTTGTAGATGTTACTCCAGAATTATTTACAAAATAGAGGGTATCGGCAGGTTCAAAAGATGCAAATGGATTTGATTCTAGATAATTAATTTGAGTTTCTGTTCCCGCTCCAGATACTCTGGATACAACCTTTACTGTAATACTGCTATTTGCATTGGTAGAATCTGTAGATACTCCGGTAATGATACCCTTCAAGTATCCATCAATTGTTGATACTGTACCAACTCCAGCAAGACTTCCACTCAACTGAGTAGTAATTCCATAACCGATTACTGCATTAAGATTTGATAAATTTGTGGTTGAAATACCAATTGTTTGATCTGCAAAATCATCTATAAAACAAACCTTTAAATTATTTGCCCAAGTACCTGGATTTTTTGATACATAAGTAAAGTTAACTGTATCTGCATACCAATTTGAGTTATAGTTATCAAAATTTTTAATTTTTGATGATGTGGTGTAGGCTACTCCTACTCCGGCATTTGAATTATTGAGATTTGAACCATCAACTCTAACAACTTTCAAAACTCCGCCATAACTTAAAAATGATGATGCACTCATCCAATATTCATACTGGGCATCTGTAGAAATTGGTTTTCCGAAGTTGTTAATTAACTGTTGTTCTGTTGCAATATTAATTGCTTCTTCTACAGGACCAATTGAAAATGGACCAGCAATTGCACCTACATTTGCTAATACATTATCAACTCTCCCAACAGTAAGATCAACCTCTCTGACGAGTACGCCTGGAGATAATTGAGGAGTCGCCATGTTTTTCTCCGTAAAGTCTCAGTTTATCTAAAAAATATTTATCAAAATATCAATTTACATATATTCCCACATGTAAGCACGATCTCCATACTCGTCAACGTGCCATGTATCACCGTCAACATCTGTAAAAGTATTCTCACCAAATCCATCTGAAATGAATCCAAATGGAGACATATCCTGCTCTATTTGATTTTTTTGTTCTTCATACAATCTCTTTCTTACATCCTGATCCGTAAGTTCTTTGAAATAATCTTGTGCAACTAACCAGGCATAAATTACCAAACACATTGCCAAGTCATCATTGCAACCTTCTTCTGCCTCAAATGAATTATGTTTTTGAATGAATGTTGTTAGTTCACTCATAATTTCATAATCATTGAAGATAAGTTTATTCTCCTCAACCATTGTTTTGAGATTTAGACATCCAATTTTTTTAACGGTTTTAGACATCTTCACACCAAGTTGAGTTTTCTTTCCAGAAAATCCTTGTCCAACAATTTGTCCAGCCCTACCTCTCATAGAGCACATAAGAAGATTATTATATTCTAAATCATACTGAAGAATACTTGCTACTTGATCACCAACATCATTTACTTCACATAGGATATATGAATTATTATAACTTCTTGCAACATCATAAATTACGCTTGGAAATAGCATAGGTTTAATTTCATTATTCCTATACTTTGCAACAACTTTATGTGGAAAACTGGTAATATCAACAACTGTAAATGCAGAGTAATCGTTTCCTACCCCTCTGGCTACGTCTACAGTGATTAGATAATCATGCCCATCCTCTACATCCACATGTACGTCTAAACCCCCGCTACGTGTCTTAGGATTGTCGTATACGAGGGCTCTGAGTTTGGATGGTGCAATTAGAGTATCAACGGAACCAAGAAACTCACATTCAAACTCAACCTTGAATTGTTGTTCACTGGTATTTGCAATTGTCTCTGCTTTCCATTTCTCATCCCTACCAGGAACCTCACTCCAATGAACGTCTGTGAATACATATCCATTTTTACCACGTTCGGCATCGTGCCACATACGGTAGAAATGATTCATACCGTGAGGAGTGGAAACTATAATAACCTTTGTGCTTTTACCAGAAGTAATTGTTGGATATACCGAAGCAAAGAATGAATCTGCAATATGATTTGGAACGAATGCAAATTCGTCCAAAAAGAGGATATTGAAAGACATACCACGAACCGCAGAAGCAGAAGTAGAAGCAGCCAAGATTTTACTTCCATTCTCCAGTTCAAGAGAACCTTTGTTCCAAGATATAATTCCTTGTTGCATCCATTTGGGTAGATTTTCATATGCAGTCTGAAGACGATCTAAAAGTTCTCTTGCGGTTGCTGCCTTGTTTGCAAGAATACCAATATTTACATTATCATTGAATACTGCATAATGAAGAAGATATGACACAACAGTTGTAGACTTACCAGTCTGACGTGGCATCTTACAAATATTGAATCTATGATTATGGAAATTATTAACTAACTTTTCCTGAAATGGATACATCTTGAAGGGTTGTAATCCCTTATCAAGAGTTACGATCTGTACATAGTTCTTTGCAAAATATACTGGATCTTCTTTACACTTGATAAATTGAAGAACCTGATCTTCTGTAAATTCAATAGGAGTATTTGCTTTTTTTAGAAGCGGATTACCAAGATATACATCAGACATAATTTATCAACACTTCCAACGTCTTCTTGCTGCTAATCCTCTTTCGCCCTTCCAACTTCTA